AGTTGCTGAAGTGTTGTTTTCAAATACTAAGTATTTAGTTGCTGATGCGATAAATTTCTTAGCAGCGATTAACAATCTTCTTACGTTAATTCTGTCTAATGCAGATGGTCTAGCTTGTAATGTTTTCTGACCCCATATACATATACCTTCTTTGAATGTTGCAATTGGATTTACTCTACCTTCATATAAATCATCTCTCTCTGCATGAGTCAACCTAGTTGGTACATCTATTGCTTCAGTTAACAATCCTCTGTTTAAACCTGCTGGTGCGAACCATTCAAATGCTACTTGATCATTCTTAGCAATTACTCCTGCCATTACAGCTGAAGGTGGTACCCATACTGGTTTGTTTTTATCAGTATCAAGAATTTTAACCCAAGGCCAATATGTAGCTGTGTAGTTAGAATCTACAGGTTTAACTGTATTAACTACTGTTGATATAGTTGTTGTGTCATATCCTACTGCATCCATAAGGTATAAAGCATCTCCTCGATTCTCACATGTGTTTTTTGCATGTGTAGTAACTACAGAGTGTAATCTGTGGTTAGGACCTGGTGTTAACATAAGGTTAATATCATATTCATCTGGATTGGATACTGCGTTTATCGCTCGTTTATACCCTTTAGATCCATCTTTTTCTGCTGTAGATAAATCGTATCCTAACATGTTAGTTGCTACAATATCAGAGTCTTTAGCAATATAACGTGCTGGATTTAATCCGTCAAATCCTCCTTGAAGTGGTACAATAAATTTCTTAGTTGAAAGATTAATTGTTGCACCGTCTGGAGTGATTGCTGTTTCACTACCTACGTTTAATGATGCTGATGGGTGTTGTTCACAGTGTGATAAATTAAAGTGCTTATTGTTTCCTGCTATTGCGCCCTGAGCAGGTAATGGTAACAAGTAGTTATAATTATCAGAATCTAAGTAATCAAAACCGTAATAAATATTTTTATTGTAAACATTATCAGCTATTTGAGTTTTTTTAACCTTATGAGTTGGATATGTAGTATTTTGTGCAGATGAGTTAGTATGTCCAACAAACGATGCAGTTGGCATATAACCTACTCCCACTACAACTGGTTGAATTATAGCTTCAAATCCGAAAGGAACTAAATCTGGTGAAGTAGCTTGATCTTTCACATCCTCTGGTACTTCAACTCTAACATAGTTACTTAAGTTAGGATAATCACCGTAAACAGTAATCTTACCACTTTCATTTACTGACTGGTAACGATCTCCTATTACTCTAGCAATAAAGTTAGGTGAATTAGGATCTAAAGTTAAATTGTTCCATTGTTGTAATATATGTGGTCTTAAATCTTTATCACCTGATTTTGCGTAAGGTGTGTTAGCTGCATGTACTGTACCATCTACATCTACTCGTCGTAGCGCTAAACTAAAAGTACCATAATCTGATCCTGCTACTGAGTCAGGTGCTTTAATATTGCTAATTGCTACCTTGTAAGCATAATTTTCAGCTGAACCATGTGATCTAGTATGTATTTTAAATAATCGTGTTGTTTTTGCACTTAAATAAGAACCTAAATTTTGTGAAACTATCCAAGGTGTTCTTGCTTCGTATGCGTTGTTTGCACCATACGCTGTAGATAAATTGTTTGTAGCATTTGTTACAGCTGTAACTAAGCTAGCATCATCACTCAATGATCTTGATGCATAATTCTTAAATAACATGTAGTTGTATACTGGTTGCGTTCTTGACTTAGGTGTAAATCCAAATACGTTACCTAACCAGTTACCTGTAGTTGTATCAATAGAACTTGAATAAGTAAATGGTAATGCTTGACCTGTTGTAAAGTTAGCGGTGTTAGTATAAACATCTGCAGTTAATTTTAAATCAATTTGAGAAGTAGCAGTAAGTAGTGATGGTGTAAATGTTGCATCTTAATGAACGTGTGTTGGATGCAAAACTGCAACTACTTCATTAGCTGATGAATCTAGTAAATCATGATCAACACCACCTGTAAATTGCTGCGTTAAAGTTGTATTAGACATAGTAGCAGCTGTTGAATTGTTTGCTGCTGTAACTGCAATAGTTGTGTTACCAGCTACACCTACTGCTGTGTTAGTAATTGTAACTAAACCTCCTGCGGCTACTGCGGTTAAAGTACCATTGTGACCTGATGCGTGGTTTATAACAGCTGCAAGTGAAGTTGCAACTGATGGTGCATCTGTAATTCTTGCAAAATGATTGTTTGAAGCGTCTTCAGTACCTTTAGCTATATAATTCTTTAAAGTTCCAGCTGCATCAGTAATATCTAAACTAATATTATCATCTTGCGGTAGACCTGTAAATGTTATCTTTGCTACTGCAACAACTCCATTTGCTCCAGCTAATGTAATACCAATCAGTTTTGGTGTGTAACCTGATAATCCAAGTACTCGGACTATAGTGACTCTACCTGCACTCTTAAGATATGACTCGACTGCATAAGGAACGTAACTATCTAAAGTTTTTGGTCCAAATACTTGTTCGAATTCTTTAAAAGATTCTATAATTACTGGTTCAAATGCTGGGCCTTTGACTGTTGGGCCAATTATTGCTGCTCCTATAGCGGCAACACCTGCTGGTAAGAAAGATAAGTCTCTTTCTCTTGTAAATACACCTGGACTAACTATTTTTTCTGCCATTTTTTATACTCCTAGAGTTTATTTTTTATTTCTATTCAGGGAATGCTGCACCTGTTGGTAAGATGTTAAAGTCTAATATGATGAATTCTGCTGCTTTAGCAGGTTGTAAAAATAATTCACCTACCATTTGATTTCTATCGATCACATCTGGTGTGTTGTTTGTTGCATCCATTATTACTTTGAATGCGTATACACCTTGTCGTTGTTGTACTGATTCTAAATACGGATTAACTATATTTAAAAATCTGTTTCTAGTTGCTGAAGTGTTGTTTTCAAATACTAAATATCTAGTAGCTGATGCAATAAACTTCTTAACTGCAATTAATAATCTTCGTACATTTACTCGATCTAATGCTGATGGTTTACCTTGAAGTGTTTTTTGACCCCAGATGCATACCCCTTGTCCAGGGAATGTAGCTATTGGGTTTACTCTACCTTCATATAAGTCATCTCGCTCTTCATGAGTTACTCTATCTGCTGTTTCAAGAACTTCAGTTAAAGATCCACGATTTAAACCTGCTGGTGCGAACCATTCAAATGCTACTTGATCGTTATATGCAATTGCTCCTGGAACAACTACTGATGGTGGTACCCATACAGGCTTATTAAGGTCTGTATCTAGTATCTTAACCCATGGGTAGTAAGTTGCTGCATAATTTGAATCAAAAGCTTTTACTGTATTAGTTACAGTTGCAATTGAATCTCCATAATTTGCTGCATCCATTACATAGAAAGCATCTCCACGATCTTCACAAGTATTTTTTGCATGTGTAGTAACTACTGAATGTAATCTGTGATTAGCACCAGGTGTTACCATTAAATTGATATCATACTCATCTGGATTTGCTACTGCATTAATTGATCGTTTATATGCTAGAGATCCATCTTTTTCTGCTGTAGATAAATCAAATCCTTGCATGTTCGCTGCTGATATATTTGTATCTAATGCTACAAATCTTGAAGGATTAAATCCATCAAATCCACCTTGGAATGGTACTATAAACTTCTTAGTTGAAAGGTTTATTGTAGATCCTCCTGGCGTAATTGTAGTTTCATTTGTTCCAGCTGCATTCAATGAAGCTGATGGGTGCTGTTTTTCATTACTTAAATTAAATGCTACATTATTACCAACATCACTACCAGCACTTGGTATTGGTTTTAAATAATTATGATTGTCTGCATCAACGTAATCAAATCCGTAATAAACATTTTTATTGTAAACATTATCTAAAATTTGAGTTCGTTTAGTTGTAGTTGCATTCGTTTGACCGATAATTGAAGATGAAGGGCAATTTGTTACTCCGTTTGTTAAGGTTTTAATTGGATCTTTAATTGCTGCATATCCAAATGGTACTAGATCAGGTGAGATACCTTGATCTTTAACATCTTCAGGTACTTCAACCCAAATATGTCTAGATAAGTTAGCATAATCACCTTTAATAGTTACCTTACCGTTAGCATCTACTGATTGATACTTGTCACCAATCACTCTAGCAATAAAGTTAGGTGAGTTAGGGTCTAAAGTTACATTATTCCATGCTTCTACTATTTCAGGTCGTCTATCTTGATCACCGTTAGTTCCAAAAGGTGATAATTGACTGTGAATTGTACCATCTACATCAACTCGTCTCAATCTTACTGAGAAGGAACCGTAATCACTTCCTGCTACTGTTCCAGCTGCTCTAATATTATCGATAGCTATTTTAAATTCAAAATTAGTAGCTGAACCATGTGAGCGTCTGTGAATTTTAAATAAGTCAGTTGTTTTACCACCAACTTTTTGCGAAGTTATAAATGGTGTTCTTGCTTCATATTCATTTTTATTAGTTGAGTATATAGTTGCTAAAGGTAACGTTTTTCTAC